AATAAAGCTACAGCACCTACTCCATACATAATTAAATTAGTTAAACTATCAAATTTTGTATCTAGTTTAGAATCAATCTTATCTATATCTTGATGCATATGTTTAAGATGATTATTTTTTATTGTATTTATTTCTCTGCTTAAACCTTTAATGTGTCCATATAAACTAACGATATGCTCTCCTGTTGTTTTTGGTGTCTTAGCCATTAGTCAACTGCACAGATGTTTATTTCGCCACTGCCTCCACCATGATGTAAAAACGCAACTTTATCTCCTGAGATAAAACTAAATACTTCTACAGTATTTGGTGGAAGCAATACATCTTCTTCAGTAGCAGTAGGATTACTGCCAAATTTAATATGACAATGTGTAGTAACTGAAATTCTGACTTTACCTGAACCGGTATTTATAGCTGAACTTTGAGCTGATGAGGACCCAACTGTATGAGTCTCTGGTGTAAAATCAGGGTCTATTCTAGTTACATTTGTCATTACATTTTTCTTTTCTTCTTACCCATTTTATTTTTTTTCATAGGTCTTCCTTTTTTTTTACCGTATGTTCCTTTTCCTCGAGGCATGATGTTCTCCTATTAGTTAGTTAGTTTTCCACCTGACCATTTTGCTTCAGGTAATCCATTTTTATACGATTTGCCATCAAATGTTAATACTTGTTTTCTATTAGAGCCATCTTTGTATGATACATGAATCCAACCACTGTTAGCTTCGCCTGTGTAATACTCTAAGATTAGTTGGTCAAAATCACAGTTATTTTCTATCCATAAAGCTACTTGTAAATTACTAACTCCAGCTATTTCAAAATCTGTTGCGTTTCCTGTGGTGTGTTGTGATGTTTTTTGCTCTTACAGGCTCTAATACTTCATAACAAAGATCGCCTAAGTTTTTAATCTCTCCAGCACCAGCTTTATTTTTAATACCCTTACGAGTTGCAGTTTGGCTCTTTTCAAATTCTTCTAATGTGAAATGTTTGCTTAACTGCATAATATTTACTTTTCTTTTTCTGGTTTATTTGTAACTTCTTTAAACTTAGTTATGTAATGTTGTATTAAAATTTCTTTTTGTTCTGCTTTTTGTATGTGTTCTTGTTTTTTATTACTTAGACTAGAAATGATGCCAAATAACTGTACTTGTTCATCTGACATCTTTTCTCTAGTGTATTCTTTACCATCAATAGTAATCATTAATTATCCTATGTAAGAATTGCCTGATGAGATAGCTGAATCAACTGCTGTCATATCTTCTGTAGTCCAATAATCTTTTGCTTTCATAATTTCTAAGTGTTCTACATTTCTTTTAACGCAATCTTTTTTTTCTTCGTCAGTTTCATCAGCCATTTTAGAACCATCAATAATACCATTAATTAATTCTACAGAATGACCCATAGCCACATAATCTTGTGCTATTTCTTCTGCTGTTTTTACTTCGTCTGTCATTTTTTCTCCTATTCTGTTGCACACGCAACTTGTTTAGTTTTATCAAGTTTTTTGTATTCATCAATAATTAATTTAGGTTCAACCATGTTGTTTCTAGGGTCACTATCAATGAATTTTGTTTCTTCCCACTTATCTTTCATGTGAAATTGTAGGTTTTTGTTATGTGAATAGCCAAATTGTGTCCATCTAGTTGAACCCCAAATAACTACTCCATGCTTTTCTGCTGATGCTGAAAAATGTTGTAGGCAACTATCTATACTAATAAACCCCTCTGCACCTTTTAACATTTCATGTATTTGTGACCAATGAAGATCACATCTAATTGTGCCTTGATAATGTGGTTCGTTAGGTAAAACACAATTAATAATAGTTGTATCTTTGTATTCTTCTAATAACATATTAACTACTTGTTGTGCTAAGAAAGGTTGATAGTTTCTATTTGGATTTATGTTTTGATATTGAACACCATCTGCATAATTCCATTTAGCTTGTCCACCAGAAAACTGAATTAATATATATTTTTTTATTTCGTTTTTATCTAACCATTCTTTAACACTATCTTTATGTTGTTCTGTATATATTTTGGGTTTCATAGATGTATCAAAGTCAACATTGTGTAATTCACAATAGCTTTCAATAATATGTTGCTTACCAAATTGAAAGTTTGATTTGTAAGGTTCAGAATAATAAATATTTTTAGATGCCATTATTCTTGGGTCTTGGATTGGCAAAGATTGTTCTAAAACTAATTTAACATCTGGGTTATTTGCGAAGCATTGAATGTATGGTGTATATATTTGTATTTCGGATTTTTCTTTTAGCTTTGGGATTAAAGAGGTAAAAGCTGTGCATTTTCCAATGCCACCCTCTACTATATATGTATTCATTATTTGTTTTTTAATTCGTCTATTTCTTTTTTCAACTCTTTAATTGCATTCACTAATATTGGAATTAATTTACCTTGTGTAGCTTCTAATCTATCTGGGTTAGATTTTAGTACAAGTTGTAGATTTTCTTCTATATTATGTTTTTGTTGAACTTCGTCTAAATCTTGAGCAATAAATCCAACATCTTTTTCACCTTTTTTTGAACCATCTCTCATTGTCCAATCAAAAGTAACAGGTTTAAGATCATTGATAAAATCAAGACCTACGTTTAAGTCACAGATATTTGATTTATCTCTTTTATCAGAAATAGCTGTAATAGATGTAACTTGACCTCTTATAGCAGTGACATTGGTGTCTCCTAATGTAACTTCATTATTAGCTGTACCAGATGATGGTTGTGCATTATATCCTAATAAAGTTTGATTGAAACCTGTAGAAACTTGCGAACCAGCAGAATGACCTATGGCAGTATTATTTCTATCTCCACTGCCTGACATATTTAATAAAGCATTTTTACCAACAGCTGTATTTCTATTTCCATCTGTTAAAGTGCATAATGCTTGGAATCCTATACCTGTATTATCTGCGCCTGTTGTATTAGAGTCTAAAGCACCACAACCAACAGCTACATTAGCACCACCTGTTGTGTTAGCACATAATGCCGATCTACCTACAGCTGTGTTATTACTAGCTGTTGTGCTGACCATTAAAGCTTTGTCTCCAACTGCTACGTTAGCAGAACCAGATGAATTACAACAAAGAGCTGAGTAACCAACAGCTGTGTTTGCAGTAGCTGTATTTTTACATAATGCTAAAGCACCAAGTGCTACGTTACAAGTTCCTGTTACATTTAAATTCATTGCTCTGAAACCAATAGCTGTGTTATTACTTGCTGTTGTATTACTTATTAATGCAGCACAACCAATGGCAACATTATTACTACCTTCAGTATTATTATATAAAGATGAAATACCTAGAGCTATATTATTATTACCTATAGTATTACTAGTTAATGACTGAGAACCTACAGATGTATTTTGGCAACCTGTTGTATTAGAACTTAATGCAAGATACCCAATTGCTTGACTGTTGTTTGCTGTTGTATTTGAACCTAATGCACCTGAACCTACTGCAACGTTTCTAACACCCTCTGTATTAGCATCTAAAGCAGTATTTCCTACAGCTACGTTATAATTACCTGTTGTATTAGCAAAAAGTGCATCATAACCAACTGCTATGTTAAAACAAGCTGTTGTATTTGAATGTAATGCGTTTCTACCTACTGCCGTATTTTTACAGCCAGTTGTATTTGTATCTAATGCTTGATTACCAACGGCAGTATTTTCTGCACCTGTTGTATTAGCAATCAATGCACACATACCTACAGCTACATTAGATGCACCTGTGGTGTTACATCTTAAAGCAAAACAGCCAACTGCTGTATGATTACTACCTGTAGTATTTGCACATAGTGCTTGATACCCAATTGCAGTATTAGATGAACCTGTA